GGTTCCGACAGCGACTTTTTTGTGGGAGTTAACTTAAGAATCTTTTGGTTAACCACTTACAAAAGAAAATCTGCGTAACTTTTTTGAACTTATGAAATATCCCTCTTTAGTAACAAAGAAAATCAGCGAGCTTTCACCAGCAAAATACAATCCTAGAAAAATTACTTCCGAGGCTTTGGGTAGGCTCACAAAATCTTTGAGCGAACTTGGGAATCTCCAGCCGATAACTTGGAACGCCAAAACTGGGAACATTGTTGGAGGCCATCAAAGGCTAAAGTGCTATTCGGCACTTGGCAAAGATGAGGTCGATGTATGGGCGGTGTGGCTGGATGAGACGCAAGAGAAGGCGGCCAACCTTGCATTGAACAAGTTGAGTGGTGAATTTGATATGCCCCAACTCAAAGACATCCTAGAAGAATTGGATGCAGGGGAGATTGATATTGATATTACCGGGTTCAGCTTGGATGAGATTGGCAAGATGATGGAGGCAACCAATCCAGAGGGCGAAGAGGGTGGAGGGGGCGAGAAATGCTTGGCGTGTGGAAAGCCCTTGTGAGAAATGATAAGACAAACAGACCTAGCCTCAAAATGGAATGTCTCAAGGGCGGCCATTTCAAAGTTCGTAAAAGCAGGGATGCCACTTACAAGCGTGAGCGATGCAGAGCGTTGGAAGCTGGCGAATCAAAAAAGGGTGAGCAAGACCGAGATAAGTTCGATACCATCCCAGACCTACTCCGAGCCATCGAAGGGATTGGATGCCGAGTCATACAAATCGACAAGCTCGCTTGGCAGATTGAATCGAGCGAAGCAAGCCGAGGTAGTTGCTTACTCGTTGGTCGCTACGGCGGCCACAAACAAAAACCCAGTCGCTATGCGGTCAGCAGTTCAAGGATGGGGCGAGGCAAAAAAGCGAGTCGCAGAAGCCGAAATGGAACACGCCAGATTCGAGGAAGTAACCAGAGTGCTAGTCAGAATGGACGAGGTAAGGGAAGTATTCGGCAAATGGCTGGGAGCAATTAGAAACCTAATGGATGCTATGCCTTCGAGCTTGGCCGCCAGAGCAAACCCTAGCGACCCGGAGTGTGCCAAAAGGGCTATTCAAGAGGGAATTGATCAAATCTTCGTGACCATTCAGAAAGCAGAAGGAGCATTCAAATGAACGAGTGCTTCATTGTTTTGCTGGTAGCAATCGCAATACTTGGCATAGTGCTTCCATTCCTTGACCAATGAAACGCTCTCCACTTAAACGCAAAACCCCACTCAAGCGAGGTGGAAAACTACGCCGAGTATCTGCAAAGAGAAAAGGCCAGAATGAAGTCTATAAAGATGTGCGAGAGAAGTTTCTAACCAACAATCCAGTATGCCAAGTGTGCCGTTGCAAGATGGCGAGCCAAGTTCACCATAGGCGAGGAAGGTTTGGGGATAGGCTCAACGAGGTAGAGTTCTTCTTGGCGGTGTGCTTTGAGTGCCACCATCAAATCCATATGAACCCAACTTGGGCGTATGCAAAAGATTATCTGGTTAAGAGATGAAAATAGTTATTGACGATTCAAAATAAACTCAATAAAACATTGAGAAATGAAATCCTCAATAGCACAACAAATTAAGGCAATCGCAAAACTTCCTCTTGAAGAAAGGGTGAATGCGATAAACGAAATTAAAATACAGCTTCACGAAATCAGTCCGTTCGCAACCGAGCCAGTAGATTGCGTTTTATGGGTTAAGCAAAATGATGTTCACGCCAACGACTACAACCCGAACAGCGTCGCACCCCCGGAAATGGAGTTATTAAAAGTATCAATTTTATCTGATGGATATACGCAACCAATCGTTGCTATGCCGAACGAGAATGGTCAATTTGAGGTAATTGACGGATTCCACAGAAACCGATGCGGTAAGGAAGATTTAGATATTAAAACTAGGGTAATGGGTTATTTGCCAATCGTAAAAATTAAAGAGGACAGAACAGACAAGAGCGACCGCATAGCCGCAACAATTCGCCACAATCGGGCAAGGGGGAAGCATAAGGTCGAAGCTATGTCGGATATTGTTGTGGAGCTAAAAAGGCGAAACTGGTCAGACGAGAAAATCTCTAGAGAGCTTGGAATGGATCAAGATGAGATTTTAAGATTGTGCCAGATAACTGGGTTGGCCGATTTATTCCAAGATCAGAAATTCTCAAAGTCTTGGGACATTGAGGGTCAAGTAACAGAGAAGGATTTTGAAGAACTTACAGATGATATCTCTACATATGGAGACGAAGCAGAAAAGTTTAGAACTGTAAATACAAGTGATGAAAATCGAATCTTTCACACATACGAAAAGTGGGAATGCCATAAAGCGGGGTTTTATGCGACCACAAAAGAAGATATGACCAAGAACGAGTGTGAAGAGGAATATCGTAAATTCCTTTCAGATATTTCAAAATTTGAATCAACATTAGAAAAGGTAATTACAGAATGGAAAAACTCTTGCGAGCATTACCTAACCAATAGTTCTATGAATAGAATCGCTTGGCTTGGGCAAGCGTCAGCTTGTTATGCCCTTGGAATACCATCTTCATACCGTGGCGGGTTCTTTTTGCTTACAGAAGCCGAGCAAGAAGCGGCCAATCAGTCTGCCTTGAAATACCTAAACAAGTGGCTAGTTGAAAACAAACGCAAAGAAGTGACTATGGAAGAGGCTTACTCTGGAGATCGGCAATCCGATATTTATTGATATGGCAATTAAAAGATATCACAATGTTAGCGTGTTGGATGCGTCACGGAAAAGAATAAGTGAAACATTCGATAATACAGAAAGGCAATATATAGCTTTTTCTGGTGGCAAAGATAGTAGTGTGATGTTTCATCTTGTTATGGAAGAAGCCATAAAGAGGAACAAAAAGATAGGGGTAATGTTTATTGACCTTGAGGCTCAATATTCTGAAACAATAGCTCACGCTAAAGAAATGTTCCAGATGTATAGAGACAACATTGACCCACATTGGATATGTGTTCCAATGCTTTTAAGAAATGCAGTAACAAACTATGAGCCAAGATGGAAGGCTTGGGATGAAGAGAAGAAAGATATTTGGGTAAGAGAAAAACCACTATTTGCAAAAGGAATAAAAGACTATCCGTTTGGAATGGACGGAATGGAGTTTGAGGAGTTTATTGTTTTATTTGGCGAATGGTATGGACAAGGCAACAAAACAGCAGGGTTTATTGGAATTAGGGCACAAGAAAGCCTCCACAGATATTGTGCTATTGCTACTTGGGAAAAGAAAGACCTTATGCTTGGCGGTCGCAGATGGACAACAAAGATAGTCGATAATGTCTATAATGTTTATCCTATATATGATTGGCTAACCGAAGATATATGGAGATTCCACTCGAAATACAAAGACAAGCCGCACAATAGAATATATGACAAAATGCATATGGCCGGGGTAAAGATTAGCCAGCAAAGGTTGTGTCAACCATTTGGAGACGATCAAAGAAGAGGGCTTTGGCTATACCACATTCTAGAGCCGCAAACTTGGTTTAAGCTAATAGCTAGGGTAAATGGAGCCAATTCTGGCTCTTTGTATATAGAGGAAAGGGGAAACATAAATGGATATAACAAGATAACAAAACCAGAAAAGCATACTTGGAAAAGTTTTTGTAATCTTCTACTTGCAACGATGCCGCAAAAAACAAGAGATCATTATGCCGTAAGATTCAAAAAGTTTATTTATGGTTGGCATCAAAGGGGATATGCAACAATACCAGAAGAAGCACCGCACGAACTGGAAGTTAAATGCTGGGCGCCGTCTTGGAGAAGAATGTGCAGGGTTCTATTGAGAAATGACTATTGGTGCAAGGGGCTAGGGCAAGCACAGCCAAAAAGCGAGGCGTATCAAAAGTATAAAGAAATAAAGAAGAAAAGAAAAGAAGAGAAGAACAAAACGGCAGAAAGCCTCTTTGATGACAAACCTTGCCTCAATTAAGGATTTTGCTAGGTCAATCTTTGAGCCAGCGGAGAGGCTTTCAATCCCAGAATGGGCAGAGAAAAATCTAACCCTTTCGGCTAGGGTTACGAACATACCCGGAGCGTACTCAACAACCCTCACGCCCTATGTTCGTGAACCACTAGAGGCTTTTGGCGATGATTCAATTCGTAGGGTGGTACTGGTATGGGGAGCACAAACAAGCAAGACCACAACGATTCTAGCTGGCCTAGCGTATCGAATAGCAGAGCGACCTTGCCCCGCCTTGTGGGTGATGCCTAGCGAGCATTTGGCTAGATCATTCACAGAAACCAGATGGTTGCCAATGATTGACGATTGCCCAGCCCTATCCAAAGAGAAACCAGACAACACCGACAAAATCAAAATCCTAGAGCAACACTTCAAGCGATGCTCTGTGTGGTGGGCTGGCACAAGCCCCTCTGCTCTTTCCAGTCGCTCGATTGCGTTGCTCTGTATGGATGAGGTGGACAAGTTCCCAGAGCAAGCGGGGTCGGGGCGAGAGGCTAACCCAGTTCAATTAGCAGAGGCACGAGTAAGCACCTACCCAAACCATCTCATTATAGCAACTAGCACCCCGACAACTGCCGACTCAATTATTTGGAGTGAGTGGCAAAAGGGCGATATGCGTTTCTACTTTGTTCCTTGTCCTCATTGTGGGCATAAGCAGAAGCTAGTCTGGGGGCAAGTGAAGTGGGATGAAACGGCAAAGATTGAGGATGGGGTTTATGATTTTAAGCTGGTGAAATCCTCGACCTACTACGAGTGCGAGGGGTGCAAGGGAAAGATTACAGATGGACAGAAAACCAAGATGCTTCGAGAGGGTGAATGGAGGGCAACCAACCTCAAGGGCGAACCAGCTAGACGCTCCTATCACCTTAACGGCCTCTATGCCCCTTGGGTTAGCTTTGGAAGTTTGGCGGTGAAGTTTCTGCAAGATAAGCACAATGGAATTATCGGCCTACAAGATTTTGTGAACCGAGTTCTAGCAGAGCCTTGGATGGAACACGAAAGTGAGAAGATGGAGATTGTGGCTGGCGATTACAAGATGGGCGAGGTCAGAGTAAATGAGAAGCTGATTATGGCTTGCGATATTCAGGAGGCCGGGGGCTTTCACGCTTGGTGCGTTGTTCGGGCTTGGGATATTGAGGGTAGATCACGGCTTGTGTGGGCGGGGA